GAAAACTGGTCGGCCCGTAGCCGTAAAAAACGTACCCCCGCCTACACAAGGCGTAAAACCTGTCGAGGTCGCACCTCGTTAATAAGCGCTAGTTCGTTGCTCCACGATACGGAGATACGGATTAGCCGCTCCTTTAAGTCGGCTGATAAGGCGGCATGTGCCGCGTAAATTATTTTATCCAACTAATTAAGGAGCCCATCATGGCTTTAACAAATTTCGGTACGCTTTCAGGCGACCAACTTCAAGCATGGTCTCGCGACTTCTGGAAAGTAGCGCGTAATCAATCTTTCATCAACCAATTCGCAGGTACTGGCTCAAACGCTATGGTACAGCGTGTTACTGAACTTACTAAGTCTCAAAAAGGCACAAAAGCTAACATCACATTGCTAGCTGATATGACTGGAGACGGTATCACCGGTGATTACACACTAGAAGGCAATGAAGAAGCATTGCGTGCTTTTGATGTCAGCATTGAGCTGGATCAACTACGTTTTGCTAACAGAGTTGCTGGCCGTATGGCTGACCAGAAGACAGTAGTTAACTTCCGTGAACAATCTCGTGACGCTCTTGCTTACGCAATGGCTGATCGTTGTGACCAGTTAGCTTTCTTGACTCTTTCTGGCGTTAACTATGGTCTGAAAAACAACGGTGCTTCACGTGCAAACGCTGAACTAAACCTTGCTGTTGATGCATCTATCAGTAAGACTGGTGCTGCTCTACAAGACTTAGAGTTCGCTTCAGACGTTTCTGCTCCTACTGGCGATCGTCACCTACGAATTTCTGGCGACTCTCTTGTAGACGGTGACACTACTGCCGTTACTGCTACCGACAAGCTTGGCTACAAGCACATCGTTAACTTGAAAGCTTACGCTAAAGATAACTACATCCGTGGTATTCGTGGTACTGGTAACCAAGAAACTTTCCACATGTTTGTTACTCCACAGCAAATGGCTGCCCTTAAACTTGACCCAGATTTCATTGCTAACGTTCGTAACGCTGGTGTACGCGGCGCTTCAAACAGCTTGTTCGCTGGTTCTTCAAGCTTGATGGTTGATGGCGTGATGATCCATGAGTTCCGTCATGTGTTTAACACTTCTGGCGCTCTTACTGGTACTGCTCCTGTAGCAGGTGCGGATAGTGTTGATAAGGGTAAACAAGGTTACAAGTGGGGTGCAGATGCTGATGTTGTTGGTGGACGCGCGCTGTTCTGTGGTGCTCAAGCTCTAGCACTAGCTGATATTGGCTTGCCTGAAATGGTTGAAGATACTTTCGACTACGGCAACCAGTCAGGTATCTCTGTAGGCAAGATCTTCGGTCTTCGCAAGCCTCTATATCACTCTGATATTTCTGGTGAAGCACAAGACTTCGGTGTGATCTGTCTAGATACAGCACAGTAAGACAATCGCCCCCTTTTCGGAGGGGGCACATTTTTTAGGGTATTACTATGGCTACATTGAATTCTAGCGTTTTAACAAGTAACTCACTATACACGCCTTTCCCAATGGGAGATGTGGGCGTACGTAGTGCGAGTATTGCAGTTGGCACAGGTTTAGCAGCCAACGATGTTCTGAATTTTGTAACCGTAAAGAAAGGCGAAAGAATACTTGGTGTTTCATTGGTTTCTAGTACTTCACTAGATACAAACGAAACTCAGGCTCTTAGCTTTGACATAGGTTATGCATACGGTTCGGGCGATGACGAAGTAGTAGACGCCGACGGTTTTGTTGACGGCTCTGCCGTTGCTGGTCTAGGTATCGTATCCGAAGGCGTTATGAAAGGCTTAACTTTCCCAGTAGATGGAAAAGTTACAGCTACAGTAGCCGCAGATGCTGGTACAGCAGCTGAAGGCACTTTAACACTATCCGTAATTATAGGTTGATAGGTAGCCCCTTCGGGGGCTATTTGTAAGAAGTACAACACCAAAACAAAATAGGAATTAATCATGAAGATTGTAAGCGATACGCCATTACGAGTGGCCACCCTAGGCGGAACAGTTGTTCTATTCGAAGCTGGGGTACCAAGAACTATTTGTGACGAGATTGGCTTTTTGGCTATTCAAGCAGGTGCAAAGGTTTACGACGAAAAACAAATTGCAATAGAAGAGGCAGAGATTGCCGAATTTGAAGAGGTTGTCGAGATCGAGACTACTACTTCTCCAGATGCTGAGTTAGTAACGGCACTTGAGAAGTTAATGGACGAAGGCAACCCAAAGAACTTTAAACAAGACGGCTTTCCAAAAGCAGCCGTTGTAAACAAATTAGCAGGCCGTACTGTTGGGACCGATGAACGTGAAGCGGCTTGGGAATCAATACTTAACTCGTAGGTAATTATTATGGCAGTCACAGTCGAAAGCGTAATTAGTAGAGTACAGACAGTACTTCAAGACACGACGGGAGTTAGATGGCCTGTTGTTGCTGAGCTCGTACTTTGGGTAAATGACGCACAGCGCGAGATTGCGCTACTAAAGCCAGATGCATCTGCTGCGAATGAGACTGTTACACTTGCGGCGGGTACAAAACAAGCAATTCCAGACGACGGCAACAGACTGCTAAAAGTTATAAGAAATATGTCAGCAGCTAGCGGTGGCACGGGCAAAAGATCTGTTAGATTAGTAGATCGTGAAGTATTAGACGCGCAGACCCCCGACTGGCATGACCCAGATAATGCTACGGGCGATGCGGAACATACTAACATCATCAAACATTATTTATACGATGAGGCAAACCCCCGCAATTTTTACGTTTACCCAGGTGTTAATGGCGATGCTTTTTTGGAGATTATTTACTCAGCTAACCCCGCTGTTGTAGCTCAGGCCGACAACCTATCTGTACCTGACATCTTCGCTAACGCTGTTTTGAACTACGTTCTTTACATGGCTTATATGAAAGATGCGGAGTTCGCCGGTAATAACCAGCGCGCTAGTACGCATTACCAGCTCTTCACTGCTGCTGTGAGTGGTAAAGGCGCAATTGATGCAATCACTAATCCCAACACGGAACGCAGACCAGCCGCACCTATGGGAGTGTAAAACATGCCAATTGGCTACGAAGAACTTCTTCCCGAGATACTGCCTCTAGTTCCTGGCTGCCCTGATTCGCTGATTGAAAATACTATTAGGTCAGCTGTTATTGAGCTTTGTCAGAAGTCGGAGGTGTACCAGATAGGCCTAGATCCTGTTAGTACGTTTCCAAATATGCACGAGTACGATCTAGAAGCCCCACGCGAAACGTCAGTACAAAAGATTCTATGGGTTACTCATCAGGGTAGGGACTTAGAACCTGTGACTACGACGTTACTGGAGCAAAGGTTACCGCGGTGGAGAAACAAAAGCGAAGCCGGAGTACCGCAATACTTTGTACAACAAACGGCGAAAACATTCTGGTTAGCCCCAGTACCAGCCGTGCAGAAGATTAATAGCACAATTGTAAGGGCGGTTTTAAAGCCAACGTTTGACAGTAAAGCCTGCGATACAGATGTAATGAATGACTATCGAGACACCATCATTAACGGCGCGCTATTCCGTTTACTAAGAATGCCTAATAAAGAGTGGTCAGACTTACCATCAGCAGCAGTCTACGGGCAGCTATTCACAAACGGTATTGAGGATGCTGAACGAAGAGCACGTAAGGCTGATACCGCAGTAACTAGGAGAGTTAAATATGGCGGAACTTCAGCAGGCGCATGGCGCACCAGAGGCAGACGTTACGGAAAAGGCGGCTAACCCAACCATAGGTTCTGTTAGAGAACACTGGGATTGGGTAAAAGTCGGAGTAGAGGAAATTCTATCCGAACAGCCACACCTCACGTTTAGACCAGAAGATGTCTATGCAGCATGTCTAAACGATGAGGCGATTTTATGGGTAGCCCCAGAAGGGTTTCTCATAACGACATCAACAAGATGTCAGTACACAGGGGATAGCACATTTTTTATTTGGCTCGCTTGGGCTAAATCGCAAGGAAGAGGAAGTTGTGCAACTAAATATTCAGGCTTCTTTGAGCAAGTAGCAAGGGAGCATGGTTACAACAGGATAGAAACTAGGTCACCTATTCCGGCTATGGAAAGACATTTGTCTACGTATGGTTGGAAGAGGGAAACGGTAATTTACACGAGAGCCCTGTAATGAGCAGTTCACCAGACGCACAAGATTACGAAGCGACAGAAGCGGAAAAAACCGAAGCGCGCGTCGGCGCCGAAAAAGCGCAGCATTTCAACGCAAATTACGCCCCCCTTAACGTAGATGAGTTAAATGATTCTATGTCTGATGACATTAAGAATCTGGCGCGAGGTCGAGGTAATGCTGATGTTATGCAGGGATTAACTTCAGGCTTAACTTATGGGCGAACACAGAATTCAGGTGACTACGCTTCGACTCTATCAAACGCGTATCAAGGCACATTAGGTCAGGCTACTACAGCCGCCTTGGATATACAGAATAAACGCGGCGCTGCAGGCGTTGGCGTAGCTCAAGGTCAGACTGCTCAATCTGCAAAAGCGGGTTCTGTACTAACTGATCTTGGCACTAACCGTACTCTAGATAGAGCTAAGAACAAGTTACTCGTCGATAACGCAAAACTTCAAGCGGCAGGAAAACTCGTTTCTGGTGCGATGGATGGTGCAAGTAAAAATAAAGACGGAACCACTAAAGACAATAAGTGGGCGCAAGGCTACGAAGTCTATAAAGATGCTTACAAGGCTCAGGGGTAATTTACTATGTCTAATACGATGATGACAGCAATGCAACATGCGTCGGCCGACGGTTTTGCGGGGCTTATACAAAGAGCGGCCATAAAAACAGCTGAAGTAGAAGCAGCGCGAGCAGAGAAGGTAGCAAATAACGACCTAACTGCCTACGACAAGGACGGCGAGGTCGATCCTGAGCAGACCTTAGCCAATATTACTCAGAAAGATTACGACGATTATCTCGAGAATGTAAAACCGCTCGAGATGGAGTTACTCAACAAAGCTAAAACTGATACGAGCTTAATCGACCAAGCACGAGAAGACAGAGGTACTTCAAATGCTTTGATGCAAGGTATTGTTGATAGAAACGCGAGCCGTTATGGGGCGACTTTAACTCCGGCGCAAATTCAAGCGCAAAAAACAGCGTTATCAACTGGCACTACCTTAGCGGGTATCCAGGGCGTGAATGA